TGCTAGTTTACGTGGTCCTGTTGTAGCGGCTAAGTGGGTTAGAGAAGGTGTTAAAGATAACAAAGGCGATGTCATTATTAAGAAGGGAGCAATAACTCCTACAGAACTAATCGGCAAAGTAATTAACTTTAACCCTGACATACTATCCAACGCACAAGAAATGACCTTCCGTTTCTATGCAATTGAGCAAAGAGTCCAAAACGAACGTCAAAAAATACTTGATCAATTAGATGCTGCATATAGAAACAATGACAGTAAAACATATGCTGAGCGTTATAAAGAAATGGAGAAGTTCAATATTAAGTATTCTTTAGTATTCCCAGAATATGAGATTACCCAAGATAACATAGTAGAAGCGTTTGATACCCGTGCACAGCAAAGAGCGCAATCTTGGAACGGCGTAACTCTAAGTGAAAAGAATGCCGTTGCAGCAAACGAAATATTAAAACCCTCAAGAAAAACTATTGTTGAGCGAGTTAGAAAAACCCAAGGGCAATAAAAAACCCCCGCACATAGGCGGGGGCAAGGAGGAGCAAGGAGCGAACTTGCTAGGAGGAAACCATGAATCAATCAGTATTTATTATATACTAAACCCTCCAAACACGTAACCCTTTAATGCCGTCTACGATAATTACTTTTGTAACAATATCTATCTTTAGTCGTTTAGTTACAGTTTTTAATACTTTCCGAGCAGTTCTGTGGTCTATGCAGGGTATAAAAAACGAATACCCCTTCCTAAACTTAGCCCAGTTAACTTCGTACTGTATCGTCTCTATCTTCATTTTGATTGAGCAGTACGTCTATATGTAGGAAGTCACTAGTCGAGGTATCAAACTTCAAAGCTCTGACTGCAGGAGACACAATCTTCATACCTTTAGCCATGCGCTTATTCAAAGCTTCTTTGTAAACTTTAACCCCTTCAAGTTTTTTAAGCGTGGTTTTATAGTTTAGTTGGTGTTTAACGCAGTAGTCTTTAAACTGTTTAGCCGCAATGTAAAGCTCTTTGGTATCTGGCTCATAGCGTATAAGCAACTCATACTTAGGTTCCATTATCGGCATAGCGCCCATACTTGTTCTAGCATCCACTTCACCATTAACGACCAAAATATTAGAAATGTGCGCGTTAATAAAATCTCCCAATGCTGACGTAGGACTATCAGTTTGGGGGGCCTTAACTTCATTACGCATTTCGCTAAGCATCTTCTTCATCCACTCATAGATAGCTTTCATGTCGTAGTCGTGCAAACCTAGGTTTTTGGAAATCAACCCACCTGCAATATTAACCGCACAGATAGCCGACCAAAACCTTTCACGGCTTGTGAACTGAACTTCTTTGTCAATGCGGGCTTGGATTTTCTTAACCAAATCTTTTGCTTGCTCTAGGTTATTAACTAACCATTGGATATAAATCTCACCTGCATGCCCGTAGTTCTCTCGCAACTGATGATCAAACATTTCTTTACCGTCGGCAACACTAATGATTGATGAGGGCTCAATCCTAAACTCAAGTAACCTTACTGACTCGCCGTCTGCTACTGCTTTAGAAGAGCTAAGCTTTTCGTGGAAGCTGGCGTTAGCTGAACACAATGTTAAATTCTGCCAAGATGTATTGTTAACCCGCAGTTCATTAGATGAACCCTTGACCCTATCCTTGCCGACACCACCAGAAATACTATATGCGTAGTCGGAAAACTCTCTACCAGATAAGTTAGTAATTTCATCTACGGTATTAGGCAGATGGTTCATCACGCCAAGCTTTAGCATCTTTGCATTGAATGTATCTCTGTACGTAGATGTAAGCTTAACTGGGTCACCGTAAACACTATTACACATATAAAGGGCAGTTGATTTTCCTGATCCGGCTTGCTCATGTATCAAGTTAATGATTGCACCCTGTAGTCCTGTAAACTTAAATAGCGGTGAAGCAAAAGCAGTCAACGCCGCAAACGCATTAGGTTCTAACCCGGGCTTAGCATACATATTGAACGCTGTTTTCCAACCTTCTAGCGTGCCTTTAGCGTGAATTTTTTCCGCAATATTTTCTGTTGCTGATGACGGTGGGCTATAGAAAACTCCGTCTTTGGTTATCTCCTTATCACCCATAACAAACTTACTCTCACCATCTACCCATCCAAATTGTGTTCTCATAATCTCTGCTTTCTTTGAAAATTGAAGGTTCTTAACATAAGTAATAACGTACGCCGATAACGCATCGTAACTTTTATGCTGAGCCATTACACCCCGTTGTGATAAACATCTACGCAACTCATCTCTTGAAGATACGGAACTAGCGGGAATAGTAAATTCCCTAACCCCATCAAGCGGTAGATGTACCTTGAATAAAAAAACTTCCCCCTGCTCCTTGTCGTGCATTCGTTTAACTACGTAAAAATCATGCTCATAAATTAATAATGGTTCTACCTCTTCCTCATTACTAGGCTTCCTATAAACCCCACCGTTTTTTCCTCTAAAATATGGAAACGGATACTCCGGTATCCTAACTGTTGTAACTTGCTCCTCAACTTCTACTTCTATTTCGTTGTCGGCTTCACTAGCTTCTTCTATCTCAGCACCCAAAACTATGGGTGACTTGATAACTCCTTTGTGTACACAACCTTCGCATCCTGTTGGATTAAGTTTTTCAAACTGAGCACATGTATGAGGGCCTCCCTTCTTAACAATGTTGTCTACTTTTCTATCGACTTCATCAGGGTCATAGCCTTCGTACTTGTTGGACATCATATGCGATGCCTTTTCTTTATCCACGCAAAACGCAGTTATAGATAGAGCTGAACGCCACAAAGGTTCTTCAAGCGTATCTTGATTTTGAAAACAGTGCAGTAGTTGATTGCAACCATCTCCTTTCACCGACCGCATCATGATTGTCTTAAAACGCTTTACCTTATTGCTCATCAAAGCCTCCATCATGGGGCTCATCTTGCGAGGCAAGAAGTCAGGCATTTCATTTTTTGGCTCAGGTGCACCAAGTAATACTTTGACTTCATCGTAGGTCATACGACGGGTCTTATCACTCAGCACAACTACTGGTAGTGGCTCGGCTTTAAAATTAAAAGTACCGGGAACACGCAGTATCCTAGATGCTTCAAACACGGACGGGTCAACAATCAACCCATGCTCTTTACAAAGATCACGTAGTCGGTGAGACAACGACGTCCACTCTCTACGCTCTAATGTCTCCTCAAGTAACCAGTAAGCATGAATGCCGTTACCTGAGTTAACGATTATTGGCTTTGGTAAGCCGACTGTTTTGCAAAACTTAGAAAGTTCAATAAGTCCAATTTGTTGTGTCAGATACCCCTGTATCCTGCCCTTTTTATCGGGGACACCTTTAGTTGCACCACAATCAATATCCATCCATAGAGACCTAAAGTAAACTGCATTCTCATGTGTGCGGTTATCAGCAGAACCATACTTAGCACAACCAAAAAAAACATCTATCTTATTCTCTACAAACTTTTTGATTATTTCATCTACTTCTTCCTTTGTATCTACAAATCTTTGATCGGGATACTTACCATTACCAAACACGCAGTATCGCCCTTCCGTCGGCAATACGGTATCTAGTAGGTCAAACATAATTTACTTTTTTATTTTGCGCTGCCTGATGATGTGTATGTATCGCTCAATATCAGTATAGTACCTAGCATAAGGTTCATGTGTTCCCTCAAACCAGTTGTAAATTGTCATTCGGCTTACGCCTAAATGGTCAGCTACTTCTGCAACACTAATATCGTGCGATATACATACACGCCCCAAGGCTACGCCTGGAGACTTAGGGTCAGCTTTTTTGTTTGCTTCTACTAAGCTCTGGCTGTAACCAATGGTCATAATTACTCCTCGTCACTCCAAGCCTTTAGCACATCATCTAAGTCTGCTTTGGGTTTGGGAGTTGCTTCAACTTTCTTAACGGTCTCACGTTTCTTTGGCTCTTCAATTGCGTCCTCAATTGGGGCTTCAACCTTAGGCTTGGCAATTGCTTTAGGCGCTTCAAGTTTCGGTGCACGACCTGATACGTCAGCTTGGTACGGAGTCATAACAACCATCTTCTGCACAAGTGGGTCAACTGCCGCTTTGCTTGTAACTTCGTACTGGGACTTGTTGATATAGCCAACTGGAGTAAACAATACAGATTGATTGTCGTTGTCTTCGTTGAAACTAATCTGAGTAACCACATAGTCTAAACTCTTGCCGTTGTTAGCTAAGTACTTGCTATAGTTCTCGAATGTATGTGTGTTCTCACCGACACTGTCACCAAACAAAGACTTAGATGCCAAGTTCATTTGATATACATCGCCTTGTAGGGGTGTACCAAAATCATCTTCAAGAACAACTGCAAGCCTACGTGAGTATCTGCAAGCCTTAGATGTACCTTGACCTGAACCCTTGATGTTATGTTGGCAAGAATCGCAACGCTCAGACTGAGGAGACTTAGCCCCTGCATCGGGAGTACGACCATCATTAGAGAAACATTCAGGTGCAGTCGGCTCAGCATCAGCGCTCCATGCTTGAGAATAAAAAATTCTGCCTACGTGAGGAGAAGCGTTCACAACGATTACTTTAATATCACCCTTGATCTTACCCATATCTTTACCGCCAACTTCTTTGCGGAAGATACCATTCTTAGGCACAATGCGTTTGACTGCACTTGAGTTACCTGCAAGTTGTTTGGTAAGTTCACTAACCCCTGCGTTTGCAAGGAAGTCGGGTAGGTCTTGGTTCAATACTAGTGCATTCATTTTAATTTTCCTTTGATCTTCTAACTAACACGGTATATTCGTTTTCGACATTTAAACCCATCGGCAAAAGGTCAGGATTCTCTGTAAGAAACTGCTTCAAGTTTGTTTGGTGAAGTCGCTTCTCAAGTAGGCCGAACGCATTATGTTCTTTGATGAACGCATACGTTGAATCCCAATCGTTTGTCCAATACCGTGATTTAATTGAACGCACAATCGTGCCAAATTTAGTTTTAATACTGTCGGCTTTCATGCTCTTACACATATCAAGCATCTTCTCTTCAAGTATGTCCATCTGCTCTTTGATCTTGTCATCTTGCAGTTCATACTCTTGTTTTAGTTGGGCTCGTTTGTCACGCATCTTGATATATGCTTGGGTGACTTTATCCAACGGAATAATAAAGGGATTTTCATCCTGAACTGTATCGTCCATATTTTTCGCTCCTTGTTGTTGAAATATTATTATAACATAACTTTATACAATGTCAATAGTATCCGAAGATATTTCTTGTTTATATAAGTCAATTATTTTTTGATGGTTACCTATGTTACCTCTTAGTAACTGATAAATTCGGCTCTCTATAGAAC